CCAGATCCGTTGATCTCGTCTACCAACGTGAAATACTCCGCGACCGTTTATATGGTCGTGGACACGCCGGTGACGGGGTACACGGTGGCGCAACAGAAGGAGCTCGTGGACGCCTTTGCGGCGTACCTCGCAGCCTCTTCGGGTGCTAACGTCACCAAGCTTCTTGGTGGCGAAAACTGATCGACGACGCCGGAACCGATCTGATCTAATTGATCTTCTTTCGAAGGTCGATCAGGTTCTTAAGACGTTGGTAACAGTCTTAGGAATGGTTCTGACGCTGTGGCAAGCCTTCAGACATGCTTCTGGATGATAGGATGAGAGCTACAATTCGGCAGCTCCTGTCCTCCATCCGAAGCATCGGGGGGGACCTCTCTAGAAGTCAGGGAGTGACTTTGAGATATGTGCTTTTGATTACCTTATACACTTGTATATGGTTAATCATAGGCCTACTCTTAGCCACTCCCGCAAATGGCTTCTAGATGTCTCCCTCGGAAGGCATCAGCCGGGGTTAGGGAAGTTCAAGCTAAGGATGGAACTCCCCTTCGAAGAGAAGAGGCTCCATGAAAAGCCTGAACGTGTTCTTGCGAGAGGCGTTTACTGATGTAAGCGCCAGATGTCAGGTCAGCACCGACTACACATATAAAGAATGTGTAGCCCGATTGAAGAACGAAGGGTTATCGTTCTTGACGATTACCCTACCCGAACTTGGAAAAGCCTTCGAAAGTTGGCTTGACCAAGGTCGAGTTGATCTCAATCCAGAACTTATGCGAAAGTTTAAGTTCCGGGAGGCGACCCCCAATTTTCTTGGAGGCGTCCTCGATCTTGTCTTCGATCGCGGTACTGGTCGGTTACTGGATGATCCTGATCACACAGCTATCTGGGCGATGCGTCAGATTACTCTGATGTTCGCTAAGATTAATCTCAAGTGCAGTGATGCACGAGAGAGAGCTGCGATTGATCAATACATTCAGTGTGAGGAGGAAGTGCGTGAGCAGGATATGCGACTTATGTGCAATCCAGAAATGGTAGCACAGTATGATCGCATATCGAATTTGCTCTGGTTACCTATCCTAACGGAAGTAGATCGAAAGATCTATAACCATGAGATAGTTCCTAACCACGGACCTGGCGCAACTGCAGACCGACTTAGAGGAAACTCTAAGTGGAGTCAACAGGAGTGGCCAACTCGTCTGGACGACATCTTCCCTTGGGAAGTTATGTGTCTTCCAAACGAACGTTCCCATCATTGGGAAACGACCGACGTGACCTTCCTCGAACCCGAAGCAGAACGACCCGTTAGGGTTGTTACTGTTCCTAAAACGCTGAAGACCCCGAGAATCATCGCTATTGAACCTACTGCCATGCAATATGTGCAGCAGGGAATAGAGGATGCTCTTTTCGAAGCTATCGAGGCAGATGACATCGCCTCGCAGCTTATCGGATACCGAAGCCAAGTTCCTAATCAGGAGCTTGCCTGGGAGGGATCTCTGTTCGGAGATCTCGCTACGCTCGATATGAGTGAAGCATCCGATCGCGTCTCCAATCAGCATGTACTGCTCCTTATGTCTAGAACCCGTCACTTGCGTGAAGGGGTCCAGGCATGTAGAAGCACGAAGGCTGATGTACCTGGACATGGAATTATATCCCTGTCCAAGTTCGCGTCTATGGGTTCAGCGCTTACCTTTCCCGTAGAAGCAATGGTCTTTATGACCGTTATCTTCTGTGGGATCGAAAACGCGCTTAACCGACGGTTGACCAGGGGCCTCATTAAGAGGTTCCTTGGCCGGGTGCGTGTCTACGGTGATGATATTATCATTCCCGTAGATATGACCACTCACGTTGTCGAGGCTCTTGAGTCCTTTGGATTCAGGATAAACTCGAGCAAGTCTTTCTGGACAGGGATGTTCAGAGAGTCTTGCGGTAAGGATTACTTTCAGGGGACTGACGTTAGTATCGTCAAACTCCGGTCGGTTCTCCCTACCAAACGTGAACACGCTTCGGAGATCATTTCGACGCTAGAGACCTCAAACCTGCTTTATAAAGCAGGAATGTGGCACTCAGCGCGATACCTCGCCGATCTAGTGGAAGAATTAATACCTCTTCCAATAGTTGGCGACGAATCTCCTATGCTGGGCCTTGTATCGTTCATGGGAGTTCCTTCCCCAGAACGAATACATCCGCACCTGCACCATCCCCTTGTCAGGGGTGGCGTTGTTACGGCACGTACGCCAATCTCACGATTGGATGGTACGTGGGCTCTGCTTAAGTGTCTTACTAACAATCGGAGACAGCCAATCCCCGATGTAGGACATTTGGAGCGTGCAGGACGTCCTCATGCCGTCGACATCAAGCTGAGGTGGGGGCCACAACTATAATGTTGTGGTCTAGGCGGACCTCAAAACCGCCAGCGTGGAGGTTCAAGTGTGACCTCTGG